CCGCCACATCACCGATGCGGAGTACTTGCGGTTCCTCGAGTCCCAGGAGCGTAAGGCCCGCGTGGTCAACCTGGCCGCCTACCGGGGCCAGCTCGCCGCCGCCCTCGCCCGCGACATCGAGACGGACAGCTACCTGAGCGACCTCGGGATGCGGGCCGGGGTGTACGGGCTGGATAGCCAGGCCGCCTAGTCGACCTTCCCCGCGACCCCGCCCCCCGAGGGCATCCGATGGAGACCACATGGATACCGCGCACTACGACGATGACCACCGCCGCCGTCACGAGGCCTACCTCACCGAGGCCGCCTTCCTCATCGCCCTTCGCGAGCACGTCCAGCGCGCCTACGGACCGGCTCCGGCGGCTCGGCGCATGGCTCCGGTCGGGCTCAATCAGCGCCCGTTTTGGGCTGACGCGGACGGCAGGACGGCCACCGACCGCCACCGCATCCGCGAGTACGAGCGCACGCATCCGGACGCACGCCGTCCGGCCGCCATGCCCCCGGCGCCGACGCCCCGCCAGCCGCTTCCCCCTGCGACCGATTCTCGGCAGACGAATGAGGAGGATCCTGTGGAACTAGTACGCGAACTTCCGTTGAAGGGCGGCGGCGTCGCCATCGTTGACGCCGACGTCTACCCCGAGGTTGCCGGGTTCACCTGGGCGATACGGGGGAGGGCGGATGGCACCAAGCGCGTCTACCGCAAGCAGATGATCGGCGGTCGGACCATGGGGTTCTGGCTTCACCACGTCGTGCTTCCCCGTAAGGCCGGGCTGGTCACCGACCATAAGGATGGTGACGGCCTCAATAATCGGCGCTCCAATCTGCGCTATGCCACGCCCACGCAAAACACGGCCAACAGGGGTCCCCGGTGCGACAGTCGGTCGCAAGTCAAGGGGGTGAGGGAGCGCGCCGGCCGCTTCCTCGCCCGCATCAAATCCGAGGGCGTCGAGTTGCATCTCGGCACGTTCGACAACCTTGAGGATGCGGCTCGCGCCTACGACGATGCCGCCCGGTCTCGGTTCGGATCGTTCGCTAAAACGAACTACCCGCTGGCGATGACGAGTCGCGAGGCCGAGGTGGCGCTAGACCGTCGCTGGGACCGGCTGCGGGCGGCGCTGCGGCTGCGGATCGGAGAGGGGGTGATGCCGGGGTAGCACGAGGCCCTCCTGATGACACAGGAGGGCCGTCGCAGGTCGCGTCGGAGTACCTACGGAGGATTCTAGACCATGGCAGACACCGAGAACAGCCTCGCGATCGTGGACAGCACCGGGCACCTCGCCCCGGCCTGGACCGACGCGCGCGAGCAGCTCATCCGGGACAACTTCGTCCCGAAGAACGCGCCCAAGGACATGATCGAGGCGTTCCTCGCCCTGGCCCGGCACCGCGGCCTGGCCCCCGAGGAGAAGCACGTCTACCTGATCGAGCGCGGCGGCAAGTGGACGATCCAGACCGGAATCGACGGATTCCGCCTGATCGCCGACCGGACCGGCACCTACGCCGGCTCCGATCCGGCCGTCTACACGTACCACCCGGACGGCAGCGTTGAGAGCGCGACCGTCACCGTCTGGAAGCTGGTCCAGGGGCAGCGGTGCCCGTTCGGCGCCACGGCCTACGTCGACGACTACACCACGCGGAAGCTCCTGTGGGCCTCTATGCCGCGCGTGATGGTCGCGAAGGTGGCAGAGTCCGCCGCGCTCCGCAAAGCCTTCCCAGCGCAGCTAGCGGGCGTCTACGAGGCGTCCGAGCTCGACCAGGCGGATGCGAACCCGACGCCGTCTCGGCTCACCGGGTCCGTCACGCCGCTGACCGCCGCCGAGCGGACGGATCGCGTCTCACCGCCATCGCGGCCGACGCGCCCCCAGGTGCTGATCCTGGCCGAGCTCGCCAAGCAGCTCGACCTCTCCAACGCCGACGTTCGCGTGCGACTACTCAACGGCAAGGCGTCGACCGACTGCACCGCCGCCGAGGTCGAGGCCGCAATCGCAAAGGCTCGCAGCATGATCGAGCACCAAGCAGAGTCGGACGCCCTCTCGGATGACGACGACGGCGCGGAGGTCGACCCGGCCACCGGCGAGCGCATCCCGGACTGGGTGGGCCGGGTCGCCGAGTCGGATCAGCTCGCCGGGATGCCGACGCCCACGCGCGGTCGACCGTCGGACGCGATGGCGGGGATCAACTAGATGGCTGACGACTACACATCCTTCCTTGCAAACCGCACACAAGGCGGGGGTATGCATGGGTTCAGCGTTGACCCCGACGACCTCAACCCGGCGCTATTTGGTTTTCAGCGCGAGCTCGTGCGATGGGCGCTGGCTAAGGGCCGCGGCGCGCTGTTGGTCGACTGTGGCCTGGGCAAGTCGCTCATGGAGTTGGTGTGGGCCGACCGCGTCGCCCGGCACACCGGCAAGCCCGTCCTGATCCTGACGCCGCTGGCGGTTGCTCCCCAGCTCGTCGCGGAGGGCGCGAAGTTCGGTATCGATTCGGCGCGTTCCCACCGGGGCGAGTTGGAGTCCCGGATCGTCGTCACGAACTACGAGCGTCTGCACCACTTCGACCCGGATACGTTCGGCGGTGTGGTCTGCGACGAGTCATCGGCGCTCAAAGCCTTCGACGGGCAGCGCCGGCGGCAGGTGACGGAGTTCATGCGCCGGATGCCGTACCGGCTTCTCGCCACCGCGACGGCCGCGCCCAACGACTACACCGAGCTCGGCACGTCCAGCGAGGCGCTCGGTGAGCTGGGCCACATGGACATGCTGGCGCGGTTCTTTACGAACGACCAGAAGTCGAGCAGCCCGCGCCGCAACTGGGCCGGGGGCAACGAGTGGCGTTTGCGGGGCCACGCCGAGGGTCCGTTCTGGCGCTGGGTGGCGAGTTGGGCGCGGTCCATGCGCCGGCCGTCCGACCTCGGGTTCTCCGACATCGGGTTTGTCCTACCCCCGCCGACGCTTACCGAACATGTCGTTTCGGCGCGGACCGTCGCAGCCGGGCGGCTGTTCGAGATGCCGGCCCACGGGTTCCGCGAGGAGCGAGAAGAGCGGCGCCGGACGATGCGCGAGCGGTGCGAGATGGTCGCGGCACTCGTGGCCGACACGGGGCAGCCTGCCGTCGTCTGGTGCGAGCTCAATGCCGAGGGCGACCTCCTCGAGCGGTTGATCCCTGGTGCGATTCAGGTTGCGGGGAAGGACAGCGACGAGGTGAAAGAGGAGCGATTCGCGGCCTTCGCCTCGGGTCAGGCGCGGGTGCTGGTGTGTAAGCCGCTTATCGCCGGATTCGGACTCAACTGGCAGCACTGCGCGCATCTGACGTTCTTCCCGACGCACAGCTACGAACGCTGGTACCAGGCGGTGCGGCGATGCTGGCGGTTCGGCCAAGAGCGTCAGGTCGTCGTCGACCTCGTGCTGACCGAAGGCGAGCGGACGGTCATGGAGAACATGCGCCGCAAGGCCGAGCAGGCGGATCGGATGTTCGCCGACCTGACGGCGGCGATGGGCGATGCACTGACGGTGGACCGATCGACGGTCTACGGGTTGCCGGCAACGATGCCGGCGTGGATGAGGAGGGCCGCATGAACGTCGCCGACCAGGTTGTGGCTGATGAGTACGCCCTGTACTTGGGCGACTCGATGGAGGTGATGGCGGCGATGCCCGCCGAATCGATCCACCTTACCGTCACGAGTCCGCCGTTCGGCTCCGAGGCGGGCGGGCTCTACAAGTACACGTCGTCCGAGCGGGACGTCGCCAACGCCCGCGACTACGACGAGCTCATGGACCACCTCGGATACTTCGCCCGTGAGCTCCACCGCGTGACGGCTCCGGGCAGAATGGCCGCCTACCACGTCATGGACACGCCGACCGGAAACAGTGGCGGCGACGCGCTCCTCGACTTTCCCGGTGACGTGATCCGGATGATGCGGGGTCACGGCTGGCGCTACGTGGCCCGTTACCACGTCTGGAAGGAGCCGCTCGGCGTCCGCAACCGGACGATGCGCAAAGACCTCGCCCACAAGACGCTGATCGACGATTCGACCCGGTGCGCGGTGGCATCGGCCGACTACTTGCTGATCTTCCGGAGGTCGGGAGAGAACCCGATCCCCGTGGCGCACCCGATCGGCCTAATGGAGTACGCGGGATCGAGGCCGATACCTGTCGACGTGGTCAGGTACCGGGGTATGGAGGGCAACCAGCGCGAGAACCGCTATTCGCAGTGGATCTGGAGACAGTACGCCTCGGCGTTCTGGGACGACGTCCGGATCGAGCGGACCCTTCCGTTTAGGGAGGCGCGAGACGAGGAGGACGAGCGTCATGTCCACCCGCTCCAACTCGACGTGATCGACCGGGCGCTGACACTGTGGAGCAACCCCGGCGAGATCGTCTACGACCCGTTCGGCGGGGTGGGCAGCACGCCGTACGCCGCCGTCCGGGCGGGCCGGTTCGGCGTCGCCTCGGAGATCAAGCCGAGCTACTGGCGGCAGATGGTCCGCAACGTCGGATCGGCGCTCGATGAGCACATGGCCGAGACGATGCCCCTGTTCGCCGATGCGAGCGTCCTGGATGCTCGCGCTGAGCTGGTGGGGGCGTAGACGCCATGAAGTGGTTCCGGTTCTACGACGAGGTCGTCTCAGACCCGAAGGCGCAGCAGCTCCCGCCGGCGCTCTTCAAGCACTGGATCAACCTGCTGTGCGTCGCGAACCGGACCACCCCCCGCGGTACGTTCCCCGACATGGCCGCGACCGCGTTCCACCTGCGGGTCTCGGAGGCCAAGGCGAAGTCACTCGTCAACGAGCTCCACGACTACGGCCTGATCGACGCCGACCAGGATGGAACGTTACGTCCGCACAACTGGGGCGGACGACAGCGCATGTCCGACGACGTTGCGAAACGGGTGGAACGGCACCGAAGTAACGGGTCAGTAACGTTACATGAAACGGACTCGGACCGTTCCCTCACGGGCGCGTCCCTGCACGCGGGACAGAACAGAACAGAACAGATACAGAGCAGAGAAGGGCACACACCGCGCGCGGACGGGCAAACGCTGGCCGAGGTGAACGGCGACACCACGCCGATCCTGGAGATGTTCGCGGCCTACGCCGCCGGCGCTGGGATCGGCAACGGCACGAGCGAGTGGCACACCCGGCAGATGGCGGATCTCCCGGCGTTGCGGACCGCGGTCCACGCCGGGCTCGATCCCGGCAAGCTCGATCGGATGACCCGCTACGTCGCGGCGACCTGGCTGGCGAAGGGCATCACCGTGACGCCCGAGGTCGCCAAGGTCCTCAAGGCCGAGAGCGAGTTCGACCGCTGGGAGGCGGCGGGGTGTCCAGCAGCCACGGCCCGTGCCCCGGTTCACATCAGCAACGGCAAGCCCACCCACGTCGACAGAGCCAACGACCTCGCCGACTACGCCCGGCAACTCCGGGCAGGAGAGAACGCAGGATGACCGTGAATCACGAGAGGTCCGACGCAGAGAAGGCCGCCGACATCATCGGCGAGATCGTAGCCAACAGCATGTTCAGCGACTGCGCCGTGGACCCGAACGGTGAGCCGGCGGGCCTCGTGGACGGGCTGTTCGCCATCGCGGCGCCCATCCGCTACCACGCCGACACCGTCGCCCGAGAGATCGGCGCTATCCCGGTGGGAGGCGAGTCGTGACCACCGTCGAAGCGGCCGAACTTGTCGCCACGCTCCAGATGCTCTACCCCAATGCCAACCTCGCAAAGGGAGCCGAGAAGGGCTACGCCTTCGCGCTCGGCGAGTTCCCGGCTGAGTCCGTCACGGGATGCCTCAAGCAGATCCTCGACGCCCACCCGACGTTCTGCCCCGGCCCCGCCGAGCTCCGCGCGTTCGTCCGCACGGTGACGCAGCCCGAGCCGTCGTGGGAACTCGCGTGGGGTGAGGCGTTCCGGCAGGTGACGTCGGTCGGGAGTTGGGGCGCGCCGGTGTTCGCCGACGCCGCGCTGGCCGACACGGTCCGCTCGCTGGGCTGGGACGCCTTCTGCCACTGCCCGATCGAGGGGGCGGGGCGGACGGCGCTCCAGACCCGGTTCCGCGAGGCGTACCAGGCGGCGACCGAGCGACGGCGCAACGCCGACACGCTGGCTGCACTTCCCGAGCCGACCCGGCTGGCGCTCGATCGGCGGGCCTCGTGATCGCCCCGCCTCGGTACCTCGCCCCGCCCCCCAGCCCACGCACCGCCGAGGCCGTCGAGGATGTGCTGGCCATCGCCGCCGAGCACGCCGTCCTCGATCCGGTCAAGGCCACGATGTTCCGTCACGAGGTCCGCCGCCTGACCAGCGGCAAGCAGCGGTGGGTGGCGACGCTGCACAGCGACCCTGCCGACCCGCGCCGCGCCAATCTGCTGGCGATGATCGATCGGCTCGTGGCCGATCAGCCGGGATGGCAGACGGGCCATGGCTTCCTGACCCGCGAGGTCATCGCGGAGTCGGCCGGGCTCGTCACCGATGGGCCAGACGGCCGCCGGGTGATGCGCTTCCCGATCGTGCAGCCCTGGCGCCACAAGCCGGACGAGTCGGGGTTCGGCGGCGAGCGCGACGAGCCGATCTATCGCGACGTG